AATAGGTACAGTGAACGGTATAGATATGCTTAATACCGCTTATGACCCTACGAACTTTGTAACAAATATGTCTTACGGTATTGCTCCTTTTAACACAACTCTGACAGTACAGTACTTAGTAGGAGGAGGGGCTGTAGCAAATGTAGGTGTTAATGAACTAACAAATATTGTCACGTCAACAATATCATTCCCGAACCCTACAAACCCCACTATAGCCGCTACTATACAAAATACACTAGCAATAAACAATAGCGTACCGGCAGTCGGAGGAGGTGATGGCGATACCCCTGAAAGTTTAAAATTAAATACTCTCGCCCAGTTCCCCTCCCAGATGCGTGCCGTAACTCAGCAAGATTATTTAGGTACAGTCTTAGGAATGCCTCCTAAGTTCGGACAGGTAGCTAAAGCTTACGTTACAAAAGACACAGCAATATTTGCAGAGTACCAAGTAGGACAGCCAGGAGAAAGAGATCCTCTTGCTACATCACTTTACCTGTTAGGATATAACGTAGACGGTACCTTTACCGTTCCTGGAACTGCTTTGTTAAAAAATATACAAACCTATCTTGAGCAATATAGAATGCTTACAGATACAATTATTATCAAACCCGGTTATATCATTAATATCCAAGTTAATTTTGATATTGTTATAAGACCGAATTATACATCAAGAGACGTTATTGCTGGATGTTTAACTTTGTTAAAAGCTTATTTTGCAAGAGAGAATTGGCAAATGAATCAACCAATTATTCTTTCTGAAATTTACACTCTTCTCGATCAAATAGCAGGTGTTCAGACTGTACAAAAAATTACTATTAATAACATCGCAGGAACTAATGCCGGTTATTCTCAATACAGTTATGACATATCAGCAGCAACTCTGAACGGAGTTATTTACCCTTCACTTGATCCAAGCATCTTTGAAGTTAAATATCCCGATACAGATATTCAAGGACGTGTAGTAACATTCTAATAATATGGCAGTATATCAAATATTTACATCCGCAGACTCTACAATATACTCGCATTACCCGTCTAAAAATACGGGACGAGATCCTATCTTAGAAGTATCTGCTAAAAACTCTCAAGACGGAACAAGATTCCTCTATAGAAACGGCTTGACTGAAAATCCATATTACAACTACGACTTAGCTGCTGCAGGAAACTATACTACTACTGATGCTTATTTTTCTCAGTTAGATGTTAGAAGGGCTCTATTACAATTCTCTCCAGCCGATATTGCGAAATTAAAAACATTTGCATTAACAGCAGTGAGTGGATCTTGGCAAGCAAACCTAAGAATGTATCTTGCTTCTGCACAAAATTTAAATACGACTTATTCGTTAGATTTATACCCGCTATCGCAGTCCTGGGTAATGGGAACTGGCCAATACGCCCAAGTTCCCGAGTCTAGAAACGGTGTAAGCTGGGACTATACTGGACCTTATCAAAACTCAACACCATGGACAATAACGGGGAGTAGTTATATTTCAAGTTCTGCTGTATCTTCTAGTCAGCTTTTCGACTATATGTCAAATAAGGATATTAACGCAGATATTACTAACATGGTCGATCGATGGTTTAGCGGATCTCTAAGTAACTACGGTGTAATTGTTAAGCATCCCGACGCTATAGAATTTAACACAGCCTCTTATGTAGACCTTAAATTCTTTTCAGTAGATACTCATACAATCTATCCTCCCAACATTGAATTCAAGTGGGACGACGCTATCTACGGACCTACTGGATCTTACGGACTTGCAACAAATGATCAAATAACCATAGTATTACAAAACAATCCAGGACAGTTTAGGCAGAATGAAATATACAAAGTAAGAACAGGAGTGAGAGCCACTTATCCTGCACGTCAATTTACAACTTCCTCAGTCTACCTCACACAACTCTATCTCCCTTCTAGTAGCTTTTGGTCCTTAATGGATTATAAGACTAACGAGGTAGTGGTAGACTTTGATAGTAAGTATACTAAACTAAGTGCCGATACTGAAAGTAATTACTTTACTCTCTATACTAGCGGACTTGAAGTAAACAGGTTCTATAAAATTTTAATCAAAACAATTCTTCCCTCAGGTGAGGAAGTAATTTATACTAACGAAAACTTAATCTTTAAAGTAGTAGAATAATGACACAGGAAGTGAAGTTGGTTAAAGAAGTATACGGACGCAACACTTTCACTAGAGTGGTAGATACATCTTTTACAGAACTCTATACACCAGTAACCGCTTCTGTAGTTCCCGCCCAACAAATAACAGTAGACGAATTTTTTGACCTCTACAATGAACTATTTTTCGAAATTCCCGCTACAGGGGAACTTAATTCACATGAATATCTTGTTGCAAGAAGTACAGAATATTTAGGTGGAGGAGTTTTAACTGATAATGAAAAGGCTTATATTGAAGAGATCAACTCACTTCGCCAACAACTACTTGAAGCAAACGCAAACTTTTTAAGTCTGTCTAACACAGTATAATGGAAACAGTAGACGTAAGATACATAGGATCAAACGGACAGTACCAAACCTACTCGCCTCAAGACGTAGCTCTAATTAACACAGCGTTAATCACCGCAAATTTTGGCGGCCCTAACGATTACATAGAGTATTTTATTAAGGACCTTGCCGGAAACGTTCTCGAGAGTGTTTATAATTCTACACAGTATAGCATAGGTAGCATTGTTGATCCGATAACAGGAACTACAAGTCAGTTAAATTTAAACCCTGAAGAAGACGCTAGAGCCTCCGGATTTAATAGAGGTATTTTCAACTTAAAGTATAACTTCTTTACAAGACAGTTACTATCAGGACCTATACCTTCATTAAACTTCTGGATTCAAGAAATTTCTCCATCCAGAACAGAAATAAAAACTGCAAGACAAGACCTCTCCAATACCCAGCTCGCAGAAGCGTTCGGGGGATTTAACGCATTACTTTCCAGTGACGCCTACTTTCCGACATTCTACTTAAACTTCGGTAATGATATTCAGATTATCGGAATCAACGCAGTATATGTTGAAGAAGACGGAACCGGCTATGTTATCTTTAAACTCTACGATCCATTACCAGAACAATTTGACCTAAAGACTACTTTCTGGGTAGTAACACCTGTAGCAAATCCTGCAGAGTTTAACGTATCGATAAGTATAACACCAGACGTAGTCTTAGATAGATTTAGAATAAAAGGCCCAAACTTTAAGGTATCTATAACCGATAGAATCGGGCAAACTACTCCTTACTATAACTACGCAAGCCTTTTCGCTACAACTGTTACTTCATCGTTTCAGCAGTTGAAGTCTTTAATGAATGAAAAGGGTATACAAATAAATACCGATTATAGTAATCTCGAAAACTTTATTCATTTCTCTTCTGCAACTGAAAGACTTCATAATTTCGTATATAAACTTCAGCAGATAGAAGCTGCCTACTCTGGATCGGAGCAGAACAATACTACTCAGGCCAAGATACTTCTCCGGGCGCAGATAGATAGTATAATAACCAATTTTGACGGATGGGAGTATTACTTATACTTTAACTCAGGATCAACTAGCTGGCCGAAAGAAAATAATACTATCCCTTATAGACTATACTCTGTGACATCATCCGAGGCAGTAAACTGGTTAGGAAGCCCTTCTACTGTACCGACAGAGGAAAGTATGAGTATGTATTGGTCATCTTCTTATTACGATGATCAAAATAAGGACTGGTTAGTTTACGCTACCCCTCAGTATATTTTAGATGATAGTGCTAATGCACCTTATGTTACTTTCCTTAACATGATAGGTCAGCATTTCGATAATATTTGGATCTATCAAAAGGACTTAAGTAACCGCTACTCGGCAGAGAATAATCCTTTCGTAGGTATTTCATTAGATCAAGTATCTGAAGCCTTGCAGAGTTTTGGAATAAAACTTTATACAAATACAAGCGTTACAGATAATCTCTATTATTCTCTCCTAGGAATAAACGAAACCGGATCTAATTTACCTGTAACCTCTAGTGATTATTCAAGAGTAGTTTATGCAAGCAGTAGCATATATCCTTCAGGAAGTACAATTGTCTCTGGAAGTGTGACTGCAAGTACTGATTTATATTTAAGCTCATCCTTATTTTTACCGCCAGTCGGTGAAGAATTAATATTCAGATATGTACTTACATTCCCGTACTCTGACGCCGATTACGTAGGATTCTGGGATGACGTAAATTCACTCTATGACGGAACAACAGTATACGGTGCTGCTGCTATAGCTATTGCAAATCCATTCCCAACTCTACCGGGCACACAAATACAAGACGAGATCTATAAACGTCTTTACCACAACCTGCCTTACTTACTTAAAACAAGAGGTACGGAGAGAGGTATTAAAGCCCTTATTGCAACTTACGGAGTACCGTCAGAAATCCTACAGACACATGAATATGGCGGATACAACTACCTAAACGTAGCCGGTATCCAAGAGATTTCTAACACACGAATTCTTACAGGAAGTGTTGCTCAAATATCTAGCAGTTTATTATCTCCCTTCTCTACGATTCAATATTATTCAAACGACTTAGAAAAAACTTCAAATACAGTACAAGCAGGATTCTCACCTGCTGACTCTATTAACGCAAGCATTACCTCTTCAGGATATGTAACCTCGTCTACACAGCCCGGTTATTTCAATATAATGCAGTTAATCGGAAACCCTATACTGCAGTATTCAAGTTCTTATATACCTCTCGTAGACCTAGCCAATAGATACTTTGACGCCGAATATACAAGTAGATATAACGTCTGGGACTTTATTAGGGTTATTAAATTCTATAATAACTCTTTATTTAAGATGTTGAGGGATTGGGTACCTGCAAGAGCTAGCGCCGATACAGGTATCGTTATTAAATCTCATATGCTTGAGAGAAACAAGTACCCAAGACATGAACCTACTTGGTCTACTTCTTCTTTTGATGCAGACTATTATCTACTGTCCGTAACCGGGTCTGACGGAGGAGCGGTAACAGGTAGTACAGCATATGTACAGGCTATACCAGTACAGTATAACGGAACTGCATCGATGGCTCTAACTC